ACCAGTGCCGCCTTGTGTTGACAGAGTGCCATTAGCGGGAAAGTTGGTGATAGTGATTGTAGAGCCAGTGCGAACACATGTGTAACCGTTGGCTACAAGGTCGTTGTATAGTTCCTGAGCAATCACAGTGGTCGATTCAACAGCAGTGCTAGCAGAGGTACCGTTGCCAGTTAGAAACTCAGCTTGTAGTACACTGTTAATGTAAACCGAGTAATAGGTGTTAGCTGCTGACGATGTGACATAGACCGTAGCTTCAGTCGTAGGGTTACGTCGAGTCTGCGTAGCAGCAAGCGTAGCCTCTGTGACGGCTGAGGAGGTAACAGTCACGTTTCTGTTAGCAATGAAGGTAAAGTCACCAAACGTCACGAAACGGAAAGCGTCAACAGGAGACGTTGCACTAAGGTAGGATTTACCGTCAGGGAAGTTTACAGTTTGGAACGAACCTGTATTCAGGTCCAAAACTTTGAGGTCGCCATTTTCCATGACGACAAGATAGCGGTAGCTCTCGTTGCGTTCGATCAGGTAGCCACAAGCACCATTTGTTAGCGCAGAGCCTACGTTAGCCACGTGACGAGTAGGAGGACGCTTCTGTAAGCCGCTCACGATTGAGGGCCACGAGTTAGTCGTATCCTGACACGTGTTTGACAGACGCAGAGCAGGAGGCTGCTGAGAGATACCACCAACGAGGTTGGGGATGGTGCTAGAGACTAGTGCCATTAGCCGAAGCCTCCACGAGAGAAGTAACCACGAGACACGATCTTACGAGTGTCCCACGAGTCGTAGAGCATGTTGCCATCTGCGACTTCAGTTTCCTCTTGCATGAGGACAGTCCAAGCACGCTGCTCATCTTGAGCGGAGAACTTATAGAGGGTGTCAGAACCAAGCAGTCGCTGCTGGAGCAAACGGGCTGCTCGCATAGTGATAAACTGCTTGGCAGCGAATGGGAGTTCTTCAAAGGAAAGCTGGACGTACACTTCTACCTTTAGCTCCTTATCGAAGGTGTAGGTAGAGTTCTCAACATCAAACAGCTTCCCGCCACGCTGCACAACATCCGTGGTCCTATCGTAGTCAACAGTGTCCACACGAAGAGTGTTGGCAGGGAGAATAATTTCAGAGTTCACATTGGGACTGAGCGTGTGTTTTTCACGGTTCCAGTGCCAACCAATGCCTTGAACAGAGCGAGATGTTTCGTCAACGAGGTCAGAAGCCATCTGAGCATCGACCGCAGCACCGTCTAGGGTGTTGACGGTAGGCTCGCCCATCGTTGAAAGGCAGATGTTGACAGCATCTAGCTTGGTCAACGGGGTAATAGGAAATGACATCAATACCTCCAAAATGAAAAAGGGGAGAGCCGAAGCCCTCCCCAAGCGAAATTAGGCGGTTGCCTTGATTTCGTACAAGCACTCAGGGCGCAGGATGCCGTGGCCGACAGCCATCTTCGACACCATGAGGGTGCCCTGACGGCGGATGTCGTACTCCATCTCAGAAGCGAGATCGAGGAGCTTGACGGTACCCATTGCCTGCGGGTGCATGAACAGACCCACAGTGGCAGACGCATCAACTGCATACTTCGAGGAGTAGTCAGGATACGTAGCCGTAGCAGCGGTGTGGTCAATGGCGAGATTGTTCGACTTCACGATGGTGAAGCCAGCAACCGTCTGCACCTTGCCGTCGCTGTACGAGCCGTTGTTGCCGGGGTTGTAGAACAGGTTCAGCAGCTTGTCGCTGTTGACCAGCTTGTAGTACACAGCCGGGGAGACGATGAGGTAACGATCCGTTTCAGGGATGTTCTTTTCATCGAACTTCTGAGCAGCGGCGTAAGCAGCGTCAACAAGGTTCTGCACCGTGTACGACACACCGATACCAACCGACTCAGCGTCAGCCTGACCGACAGCACCGTTGCCGAGGCCAGACGGATCACGGCAAGCCTTAACGGCGAGCGAGAGGAGGTTACGGTCGTAGGTCTGGGCAAGAGCCTGACCCATCTGAACCGAATACTCCGAGCGAACGTCGAAGTGCGACATTGCTTCGTCAATGCGAGCAATGAAGGTGTTAGCGATGAGCAGATCATCAATGGTGATGACCTTCTCGTCCTGCTGGATCACGTTGCCAGTGATTTCAGCGCCGGGAGTGTGGTACTCGGCCTTCGTCTTACCGATAGCCGGGAACTGAGCGGACTTGCCCGAAGAAATGTTACGGACACGGGTCTTGTCCTTCATAATCGTCTTCGCGTTGAAGGTCGTGAGGACTTCGCCAGAGAAGACCTTCAGGAAGAGCGAACGGGTATCGCCAGCGCCAAGCGTCTGACCGATACGGGAGGGGGTAGCATTAGCCATAATAAAAAACTTCCTTCTGTACTGCGATAATTGCAGTAGTGTAATGGTTGAGGTTGAATAGTGCTCACCATGCCTACACGGTTGTCCAAATCAGTCGCAACCGTAGTCGCTCGTGTTGGGCCAGAAGGTATGCGTTAGTCACTTAATAGAGCGGTTCTTGTGCTTAGACATGATCCGCAGATTGGAAGGACGGTTGTCGTGGGTGTTGTGGTTCTTATGATCCACGTCTTTTCCATCACCCTTTTTGACTTTGCCCTTCTGGATCATCAGGCGGCGAGCTTTGTTACGCCCAGCACGCCTTTTGATCTGTTCAGGAGTACCTTGGTAATCCCGGTACTCTTTTGCATAGTCGCGAGCCATAGGTACTCCAAATCACTTACATAATGTTGGAACGCGAGAGCTTGCGCTCCACGTCCTTACGGAAGGCAGGATCGTTCCAATACTTAGGATTCGCCATGTCAGCTTCGAGTTCAGCAACTGAGCGATAAGTGGTAGCACCAGCCTTAGCCGTCTCACCACGAACACGCCGAGAAGGCTCAAAGCCTACCTGTGCATCAAATCGTGCCTTCAATCCCTTAACTGCCATCATAGCTGAGGCAGTGTTGCCACCATTGACAGCAGCGTTATACGCCTTGATCTCGTCTTCGCTGAGATTATCAGCAGCCCACGAGGTCATTTCGTTGTACACTTCTTCACCGCCAACAGATGAGAACACCTGTGAGCGTGTGGCTTCAATGATTGCTTCCTGACCAGCGATATACTGGTCAACTAGAGCTTTCGGGATACCAGCCTTCTCCAGCTTTTCATACTGCTGGTCAGTCAGGCTTCCGTTTTCCCAATAGCTGTTACTAAGCTCATCAAAGTCAAGTCCCGCTTCCTTAGTAACCTGTCGAGCTTTTTCTTCAGGCGTTTCGGTCTCTTCTGAGTCGTCGGTTCCTTCGGCGGAAACATCGTTCTGCGCGGAAGTGTCCGTTTCTTCAATAGGAGTCTCCTTGGTGCGGGAGCTAAACTTCTTTTCTAATTCGCCATATGCCTTTGCAAGGTCTTCTGGCGATTTGAACTTTTCGGGTAGCCACTCTGGACGGTCGTCAGTAGAAGCGTCGAGGTTATCGTACTTAGCGGCCTCTTCTTCCAACGTCGGTTGTGCAACATCCTTTGACGTGTCAATAGACACAGTGGAAATATCACCCATAAATCAAATTATCCTTGAGGAGGAGCAGCCTGTGCAGCAGCTTGATCAACTTGCTGCATCTGCTGATCTGAAATGCCCTTCACAACTGAAGGACCAAGTTTACCAGCGAGTTCACCGCCCATCTGCATCATCTGCTGTTGCTGGACCATCTGCATCTGCTGATCAATCTCTTGCTGAGATTTGACAAGACCACCGGGGTCGATGCCGAGTGAGGTAGCTACACGTGAGATGTAGTCGCCGGGGTTCATGTATTGAGCAAGAACCTCAGGTCCGAGAGGCTGGAGAGCCTTCAGCATCGTGAGATACTTGTTGAGATCGTGTCCTCGACCAAGCGCCTCAAGACCAGTCACAATGGCTGGCTTAACAACACCCTTAGGGAGTGGAGGCAGTTTCTTCTGCTTGGTCATGCGGTCCATGAGACGATTGACAAGCGGGAGCTGAAACTCCTGAGACAGGATCGAATAAACACCGCCAAGAGCATCCTCCAGCTCAGAAGCCATAAAGCGGACTTCTTCAGCAGTCACACGCTCAGCATTTCGCTGAACAGAGGAGTTCATCAGGAACGCAAACGAGAGGCGTTCACTGATCGTCTTTGCGGCTTCATATGCGATACGCATGTCAGCCTGTTTGTCAGTCTGGAGAGACGTAACGTCATCTGCCTTACCAGTGATCACATCACCGCTCTCAGCCTTAGTGACATCCTTCAAACGAGTGACGCCATTCGGGTTGAGAAGGTAGACCACCTTCGCAGCAACTGCTGAAGCTTCAACGATTGCCTTGGAGAGACCTTCGAGCGAGATCAGGTCGCCAAGGTATTCCTCGACGTAGCCTCGACCGTAGTCTTCACCGTCAACAGTGTTCCACCGGAGAGCCATGAAGTCAGGCTTGTCGATGGGGAAGCGGCCTTCAGAGCCGGGGACGATCTTCCCACCAATCTCTTGGTAGGTTTTCCAGTGCACACGCTCGTTCTCATCGTCGCAACGATACCAACGAGTGTAGACCTTGACTGTCCGTTCCAGTTCAGCCTCTTCAGACTGTTCCGTTTCGGTGTCAGTTTCGTCCAGCAGTTCATACTCAGTTTTTGAGAGGGAGTAGGGGGAAACTTCATCCAGAGCGATAACGTCTAGGACATTTCCCATCACATCGCGTTTTACGACAAATCGGTCGAGACGCCAGATGCGGATGCCGTCTTTCGGCAAAGCGACCAGCACGTTGCCAGCCACGATCAAATGTTTCAAAGCGAGGAACACGGAGGAGCGAAGGTTTGAACCCTCGATCTCGCTCTGCACTGCTCGTTCAATTTTGGATAGACCCTCGTCCACCACAGCCTTTGCATCGGGACGGCCAGCAAGCTCGTCACGAGTGAAGTCGTCTATCGTCAAACGAAAGAACGGACTGTTAGGCGGCAGCAGAGAGAGCAAAAGTTTGGAAGCTAGGTTGTTTACGCCCCTAGCGCCAATGCCCTGCCAAGGCGTGTAATACACCGTGGACTTACTGTGCGCCTGAGGCGGCACAAGTGTCGGGATTGTAAGCTCGCTACAACGGCGAGCACGATCCAAGAAAACTAGGCGATCAGACGCTAGACGCTCATAACGTGCTTCACACGTCAGATGCGACTCGTCCATTTATTGCCTTACATAGTGATGCCGAGACCAGAGCCACCAGCAGGGCTGGAGGTGTCTGAAATGCCAAGGCCAGAGGTACGGTATTTCTTAGTGCCAACTGCACGACGATCCAGCGTCTCAGCCTGCTTGGGAGCAGACGTAGCCGGGGCGCTCTGTTCCAACACCGGAGGCGGAGGAGGCGGAGGCGGCGGCGGTGCGGGTGGCGGGGGGCTACTTCCCATGCACATCCTGAATATCTCCTAAAATATTATTTCGTTGTTCTTTGTGGAGCATCTTAATGTGCCTGACGACACCCGCTGCGCCACGGTTTATCCAAATCTCCCGGTCAGTCTGACTAGGTTCTGGAGCTACGTCGGGAAAGAGCCGCTCCAAATACTGGAGCAGCCCATCCTCGATGTACGGTGTTTTAATATCTTCCATTAAATCCCGCAGGACCCGCCTTTACCTGTGATGTCACAGATGTCGTGCGTCTGTACGTTCTCTTCAAATTCTGTACCTAGCGCATTCTTTGCGTCAGCGTAAGGAATAGCCGTGAGAGGCTGACCGCCACGTGCGCCATCGGGATAACAAGTGAACCCACGCAAGCGATGAGCGTAGCGAGCCAGAGTGCTGGCAAATCCTGCAACGGTATCTTCGTTGTTAAGCTTTGAACCCCATGCAGGAAGGTTGATGGTAGACGAGATAGACTGGTCCACATAGTCTTGAACGTCTGCTTGGAACTTGATGCGACGTTCATAATCTTGTGCAAGGTCGAGTGCACTTTCGATGTTAGCTGGGTCAACGCCATAGAGATCAATTAACTCCTGTGCAGCAGAGTCCACCACGTATTGGTAGTGCCACTTAGTTCCTTTTAGGTATCGCCTCTTGTAAGCCACAGCAAACAAAGGCTCAACGCCTGTTGTAGTGCCAGCGAGAATGCCAATAGTCCCGGTAGGAGCGATAGCACGTACAGCCACAGGACGGCTAACACCAAGAGCATCAGAATAGGCACGAGCAGTTTCATCGCTCACTCCTTTGTAGACGGAGAGCCAGCGATGCAGCTCAGGCGTCACTTCGTACTTGGAGCCACGCTTGATCAGCCATTCATGGATGCCCATGAGGCCAAGGCCAAGGCGGCGGTTCTTTTCACGGGTCTCATAGACCTTAGCGTAGGGAAGCTTTGCCTTCAGAGTGCCGCACACGAGGAACTGGGTGGCAAGCTCGACAACTTCCTGAAACTCACGGATGTCATCAATACGTCCGAGGTTCAGAGAGCCGAGGTTGCACACGTCACTATCATCGGCTGACGTGACTTCCGTGCAGGCATTGCGAAGGGTTTCGTTTTCCTTGTCGAAGAAGTTGAACGAGAAACCGGGTTCAGCAGTGGAGAGCGCCTGTTTGACATTCTCCATGAACACTTCGCCAACGTCACCAGTCTTCCAGTAGTTGAGAAGCCACGATGTGTCGTAGTTGACGGAGATGTTTGTCATATCGAGCGAGGCAGGGAAGTTGAAGTCCTGCTGCTTAAGGTCCCAGTAGCTCAGACCAGTCGTCCCAACAGGCTGGTTATGCCAGTCCTTGGAACGAATGAATGAGTGGATGTCTCCGTGCTGCCAATTCAGACTTGCATAGATGGCAGAGCGACGTGAACCGCCCTGCATCACACGGCGACCAATCTCGTTGATCATGTTCATCTTGGGGATCGGGCCGCTGGCTGTCCCGCCAGTCCTGCCCAGAGGTGAACCCTCCGCTCTGTAGACAGAGTAATCGACCCCAATTCCTCCACCAGTCATAAGGCATGACTCGGCCTTCCATGAGAGGTTTGCCCAATCTTCTCGTGTGTCCTCTTCGGCCTTGAGAAGGTAGCAGTTGTTGAAGAACTTGGCTTCGCGACCAGCGTAGTAGATGTAACGTCCACCGGGGATGAACTTCATGTCTTGCATGTAGTTCGTGAGCTGGTCCTTTTCAGACTTGCTCATCAAGTCGCCACAGACATCCTCGACCAAAACACGACACAGGTCGTTCCACGTCTCGCAGCCTTCATGTGCATACTTCTGTTTGAAAATCGTCTCCGAGAAAGAGGAACGGAACATAGGGTTTTGGTTTGAGCGGAATGTCATACTGCCTCAGTTGTTGTTATCGGTTATCACCTGATCCGCTCAAGACACCACGTGCCGAGCGATCCATCAGTTTGTTTACGTTTGCCTCAGCCACCTCACTCAAGTTGATCTTGAACTCAGCGGCGAGGACAGCGACGTACCAAAGCACGTCACCTAATTCTTTCTTCAAGTCAGCGACAGGAAACTCTCCACCGTCGCGAATGTATTTTTTCACCTTGCCTGCAACCTCACCAGCTTCACTCGCAAGGCCCATCGTTGGATAGATGATGCCAGCGTCTGGAGGGTAGAAGGCTGTAGAGAAAGCGAACTTCTGGTATTCATCGAAGGAGTACATCAGAGCACCGTGATCACTTCGTTGAGGAGGTCTCGCAGCAGCAACGCTTGACGGGATGTCAGGGTGATTACCTGATCATCTTCATCATCAAGCGTCATGGCGAGGACGATCAAGCTGCCACCAATGTCCCAAGCGACCTTCAGGTCCTCATCGTTCCCTGAGTCGTCTAGAATGGTGGCAACTTGTGTAGGTCCGTGTTGCTCAACGGTCAGCAAGTTCTGCCTCTGCGATGAGCTGATCGAGATACCAGCGAGCCTTCTTCAGGTCCTTCAGTTGAGAACCCTTGTAAGGTGCACGCACCGTGTACTTCACCACGTTACCCTCAGCGAAGCTAAGGTCCCACGCCTTGATGAAATCGAATACCTCGATCTTACCCAGCGTGTAGTGGTCAGGGTGGTTCACATCATCTTTGACATGTGCAGCATCGTGCATGAAGTCGAAGACGTATTGTTCTTCTGGAGCGATTGGACAGACACTGCATGTGCCATCACATTCGCCGGGGCGCTTTACGCAATAGTAGGTTCCCAAAGTCGTACCTCTTGTTTGTCTTTATCCCAGTCAGTGCTTCGGAGAATGCGAGCCACTCGTGCCTGAGTAAGCGCATCCTCTTCAGTAAGCCCTGCTTTAGCGTAAGCATCGCGAACACGAAGCCACCACTGTGAGCACACGTCATCATCAGACTGCTCAGGGTTCTTCTTTGCCAGCAGGATTGCTTCGGCCTTCACAGGACCAATACCGGGACAGCCCTTGTAGTTGTCAGCAGTGTCACCAGTGAGAACCTGTTTGTAGAAGAAGAGGTCAGCGTCTCGCTCGGAGACAGTGATGAACCCTTCGTCAGTCAGGTGCTTGCCGGGAATTTGCTTCAGGTCTTTATCAGCAGACCAGATTGCATATTCGTCAGGGGATTGCGTAGCGAGGATACCAATGCAGTCATCGGCCTCAAGGCGAGGCTTGGTGATGACCTTGTGAGCATACTCGGCAAGAACCCTCTCACGGATTGACTTCCACCCCATTGGCTTTCGCGCAGTGCGATTACCCTTGTAGGAGGGGAGGATGTCCTTGCGGAAGTTCTGGCTGTCAGAGAAACAGAGGAGGTAGCCATATGTATCGGCTTGTTCAAGCAAAGCAGCAACGCTGTTTGTGAACGCCTCTATAGCCTCGTTCTCGTCAGTCCAAAGAACCCATACGTCGTCTTCAAACTCTACTTCATTCTCCACGGAGCTTGCGGCTCTGTAGAGCAGGATGTCAGCATCAATCAGGAGCTGCATTCAGAGCCTTCCATGATACAGGGAATAGTTCAGCCATATGCTGATCGATCTCTTCAGCGATATAGCGTGTCTCTTGTTGTGTATGTGGATCGAGACGAAGCTTACACACGCGAGCGAACGCAGCCAGTGATCCTGACCAAATCCACTCTGTGTACATGGATTGCGGGAGGACCATACGGGCTTGCTCAGGGCAGACGCCTTGTTCCAACAGAGCTTTGTATGTGTCGAGAGCGAAGGTGTTTATCTCTCTTGGATGAGCAGCCGACGAAGCAAACCCATCCATAGACGTTATGTCTACAGCATCATCAGCAGAACCCTGCTTCACGTTCTCTGCGCGTTTACGCCAAGTCTCAGGAATGTAGAACTCAGGTTCATCGTCCACATACCTACGGCTCACTTCGTTCCACACTAGGCCGACTTGGTGTTTACCAAGCTGCCTCGCTACGAAGATCGGAGCCTTGATACGGAAACTCGCGAAGCAGTGGCCGAATGGTGTCCAGTGGTTATGCTTTGCGAGGTAGTTGATGAGCTTGGTGTCTTTGTCGGAAAGGCTTACCTTCATACATTCACCAGCTTCACAAACATCATCGTGTAGCCAGCAAGTGGGATTGCCATTCTCGTCACGGCCCGTTCCGCAGTGGGTGCATTTACGTTCCCACTCACTCTCCTTCGAGAAGCTTACACGTGCAGCATTCACGACTGACAGGTCAGAGCCCATGTGGTCTACTAGAGTGACGTTCATGGCTCATCCTTATATTTCTCGACCATCTCGGTCATTGCAGCTAGAAAGCCTTTACGGATGAACTCACGCGCAACTTCTCGACCTACTGTGAACTCAACGTCAGCACTGCCGTCACTGTTCTCACGCACGTAGTGCACTTGCATGTGAAGAGGGTCGATGTCGTCATAGCGGTGGTAGATGTCTCGGTAGGAGATCAGCTCTCGAAGCTCATCCTTGTTTACCGGGTACGTCTGCCACGGGTCTCGATCCAGTTCCTCTAACGTAACCATCTTGGCTGTCCTTTGTTTGAGGGCGTTGTTGGCCTGCGTCAGTGATCTGTTGTATTGTTCTTTTACAACCAACGCAGACCTTGTTCTCATCGAGCACGCACACCTTGATGCACGGGCTGTCACCAAGTCGGATCAAAGTTTGACCTTCTTGCGAGACATGATCCAATCTTTAGGGATCGTGATGCGAGCGTTAGTTTCTAGGTTGTTGTGATCACCGCCCCACGTGCCACACACTGTGAGGCTCGTCTTCGTTTCGTTGACCACGAGTCCAACAGATGTACACACTGCTGGCGAATAGTTCTGCTCAGCAGACGCCCAGCCCACATGAGCCACAGCATCGTGCCAAACGATCTTCTCAACCTCAGGCATCTTAGTGAGTTTCTGCCCAGTTCTTGCCAATTTTGTATTCTCCGGTAAGCGGAATGAGGATGTCGAAGAAATCACCAGCCTTGGCGATACACTCGACGCACTTCTTCCCAAACTCTTCTGCGATGTCAGGGTCGCACTCGAATTGACACTCGTCATGCACCCAAGCGACTTGCTGTACCTTGTGTGACCATTGCTCTAGGGTAAGCATCCGGTCAACTTCAACCATCCATTGCTTACAGACCAGAGCACCAGCAGATTGGAGAAGAGTATTAAGGGCAGCGTGGCTACTACGAATATGCAGCCTGCGGCCATCCAGTCCCAACAAGTAACCTCGATTAGCGGCTTGCTGTACAGCTCCGATAAGCTGGGCAAGGGCTGGGGTTTTTTGGAGGAACCTCTCTTTAAGAATCTTCCCATGCTTCGCACCTTTTCCGACGACTGAACCAATCTTCTCCGGTCCAGCGCCATACAAGAAGGCGTAGATGAAGGTCTTGGCTTGGTTGCGGGTCTCTAGCCCTGCGGCGTTTTGGTTAGCCGTGTGAACATCTCCGTCCACAACTTCTTTGCCATATCGTCCCCCATCGTAGTGCGCCATATAGTGTGCCAACATCCGCAGCTCCAAGCCACTGACATCAACGCCCACGAGTAGGCGACCATGAGGAGTACTAAATAAGCTTCTGCATTCTTTTCCATAGGGTGCTCCTACTGCTGGCGTTTGGGCCACGTTTGGATTGCGATGAGTGGCACGGCCTGTGACCGCACCGTTGGTTATGACCTCTCCGTGGATACGGCCATCTTCCTTGACCATCTTGAGCCAAGCGTTTGTGCCCTCAGCCAACATACCGAGACGCTTCTGCACCATGAGATACTCAGTGAGCAGTTTAGCTTCAGGGTAGGGGAGCTTCTCTAGGACAGCTTCATCCACTTTTGGGCGACCGTCAGGAGTGAAATCCTTAGGGACCCAGTTGTGAAATGCCTTCAGTCTGTTTGCGATGTGGTGTCGGCTACCGGGGTTGAAGACGACCGTCTTGGTTTTCAAGATCGGCACTCCCTTCACATAACCCCGTGCCTTGTTGTTTACCTTCGGGATGAACTCACCAACGACTTCTTCCCAAGGCTGGAACGTGTCCTGTAGTTGCTGCTCAAGCTCACCACGTCTGATTTGTAGACGTGCCGTAAGCTCCTCGGCAGCTTTGACATCAAAGACAAAGCCGTGCCGCTCCTGCTGGGCTACAATGTGAGCCACTTCGTGCTCTAGTACACTAGCCTTTTCGGAGAGAGCTTCATGCTTGGATAGCTTCTCATACAGCCTTTCGGTGACAACCACGTCCTGCACGTTGTACGCCAACATCTCCTCGGAGAAGCTTTCAAAGCCCCCTTGGTAGTCGTCCTTGAGAATGCCGAGACGAATGCCCCAAGCACGGAGGGAGTGGGAGCCAATCAGCTTCCCTTCCATCTGTACCCTCGACTGATAATCTCTGTCACTGAGATCAGTAAAGATCAGGCGGGACAGGACAAGCGTATCGATCACACGTTCACGAGGAACAGCGAACCACGTGTAGAGTTTGGATGCGAGCGGGAGATCATATGCGATCAAGTTGTGACCAATGATCAGCTCTGCTTGCATCAAGAGTTTGAGACCTTGTTCGACCTTATCAGGTCCAAACTTATGTAGGTCTCCAGTGTCAATGTCCTTTGCAACAAGGCAATGGATGCGGCTCGCTTCGTAGTACAAGCCGTTTGCTTCAAGGTCGAATACGAGCCGCAACTGTTACCCCTTAGGTTTGAAGAAAGAGCAGTAGTCATCTCTGTGCGTAACAGGAGGACCAATCACCTTGTAGTGCTGAGGCAACTTGAGTCCACAGACACGCCAGACTTCACTGCTCATTACGGAAGCGTAAGCACATTCGCTGCACTTAACGATCTTTTCTTCCGACGATGCAGTAGGTGATGAAGCAGATTGCTCCTGCGGTAAGGCATAAGGTGAGGGCCATTCAGTTTTCTTCTTAGGCCGTGGCACGTGTCTTCCCTTCATCGAGGTAGTAACGTGAGTACATCTGACCAGTGGTCGGATGAGTCTTCGTCACCTTCGTAATCTTAAAGCCTTCGTCCTTCAGCTCGGTAAGTCGGCGGTGAAAGCTCTGTACACCGTAGTCGATGTACGCCTCACGCTGAGTGATGGAGCCATTCTTCCGCATGTGGTTCAGAATCTTGTCGATCTGACGCATTCCGTTCTTCCTTTTCCAACCGTTCTGTTCTGTCTTTAGGCACATAGTGAGGAGCTTCTTGTGATAAGGCCCCCAACCTTCATCTTCCCACGCACGAACGCAGGCAACGTCTGCCATGTGGAACATCAAGTCTTCCGACATCAGAACACTCCTTCGTGTGGTGGGACTTCAGTCAATCGCCCTGTGTCCTTGTCGTAGAACAAGGAGCCAGCTTCACCAGTCTCGCCAGAGAACCTGTTCTTCAACACTCTGAAGACAGTCTCATTGGGTTGATCACCCTGCTGGTTACGCTCAAGACCAATCACCATGTCACTCAACTGAGCGATGGCGTGTGATCCACGTAGCTGACTAAGCGATGTTTGTGCGCCTTCCTCGTGGCCCCTGCCTTCAGGTCTCTTCAGGTGGGAAACAACGATCAGCGCAATACCCGTCTCTTGCACGAGTGTGCGGAGCAGGGTCATTGTTCGGTCGATAAGCTTGCGCTCATCACCGCTTTCTTCCATCGAACTGACAACAATGCTGAGATGATCGAGGAAGATGTACTTGCAGTCGAGACTGCGAGCCAGAATGCGAACACGAGACAATAGGTGTTCAACCTGTGTCGAACCGAAGTGGTCAAACAGGTAGACACGGCTCGTCCCCAAGGTCGCATCGAATGCTTGCTTGAGTTCATCTTTGGTCACACCCTCTGTCGAGATGTGCAGCCGCTTGTTCAGATGTAAACCCATGAGACCAAGAGCAGTCGTTTTGACTGACTCTTCGAGCATGAGCATACCCACACGCTCACCTTGCTGGATGAGGTGGTAGGCAATCTCGCGAACAACGGCAGACTTACCGATACCTGAGCCAGCCGTCAGAGTGACAAGCTCGCCAGTACGGATGCCGTGTGTCTTCTCGTTGAGGAAAGCCCACGGGTAGGGGATTGTGGTTCTGTTATCTTCGGCTGTGATCTGTTCCCACAAGTCCTCACCGTTGATGATGCCATCAGGGCGATACACTTGTGCGGACCACATGGCCCTGATCACCTCGTCGCCTTTGCCATTCTGTAGACACTCGTTAG